TGACCCAACTGTGTCCGATGTACATATTGATACAATAATGTCACCGTCAAAGAAAAAACCCAAAAAGGAAGAGACTGTATGAAAAAAGATTCAAGAATGTTAGCGGAACTTCGCAAGGGACCTTTGGCTGGTATGGACGAAGATGAATTCAAAATGATTGAGGAAGATGTAAAAAAGTTTGGTTTCAAAGGACTTAGCGGATACGCAAAGTCAATGGTTATGGAAGCAATGCGCCGTATGGGTAAATCTATCAACGAGGCTGTTGCTGTAAAAAAAAACATAGTATTAAGTAAGGCTGTATCAGTCGGTGACAAAGTTTCATGGAACGCTTCAGGTGGAACAGCCGAAGGTAGAGTTTTAAGAATTGAGCGTTCGGGCAAAATCAATGTTCCTGATTCATCATTTGAAATTGAAGGAACTGAAGATGACCCTGCGGCGTTAATTGTTTTATACCGTGATGGCAAACCAACTGACACTAAAGTTGGACATAAGGTCTCTACTCTAAAAAAAAATTAGATATTGAAAAGCACGGCGACCACGACCAATCTGACCATGGAGTTAGAGATGGTGGAGATGATTCTGAAGGTGAAGATTCCATAGAATCTAAGAATCCAAAGCCAAGTTTTGTTTCTTATGATGATGATTCCGAGGGTGAGTTTTCGGACTTAGATTATGATGACCCAAAGTACATGGACACCATGGACTATCCGAGAAAGAAAAAGAACTAATGGCAAGCATCATTGATGACACGATGAACATTCTCAAATCGATGAATCTTGATGCCCAAAGAGTTACAACCCCGCCTGGGTATGCTGGAATCCAAGTAAATCTACCCAATGATGCCCAAGCCTTTTTTGTTTGGACGAAGATTGACCAAGAAGATTTTCACTTTAGATTGGCTCGTTTTTGGGCTAATGAAAACCCTTTTTCAATGTGGGTCTCCCCGAATTTAATTGAAGCCTTGGCTAAAACAAGGGTGATGACAACTTCTTAAAAGGCTCGAATTACACCTATGGTATTCTAAGCGTGTCAAGACCCGAGGTTAGTTTTATTAGCCCAATGCTAAAAGACTCACCTCTAGTTTGTTAGGAGCATAAATTGTCTAAACCCCGTACTCGCAAAATGGTGAATCTTGCTATCGAAGAGACGAGTGGAGTAGACCATCCAGCGCATCTACATGAGGGTTGGCTCGTAATGAAGTCAGCCTCCGAATCTGAAGTACAGAGGGTTCTCGACAAATCGCTGACCAAGGAGGACTCCAATATGGAGGATAACAAAACTACCGAGGCAACTGAAGAACAGGTTGAAAAAACCGTTGAGGAAGAACTAGCGGCGGCGCAAGCCCGTATCGCTGAACTCGAAGCCAAACTCGCCGAGAAGGAATACAAGAAACCTGAAGAGGAAGTTGAAATGGCGATGGGTCAAGACTCAATGGAACCAAAGAAAGAGGAAGAGGAATATCTAAAGTCCGCTCCTACTTCAGTTGTTAAAATGATTACAGACTTGAAAAAGCAAGCAGATGAGGCTACCGCTGAACTTCGCAAAGAGCGTGAAGCCCGTGCTGATGCTCAAGCAGTCGAAAAAGCAAAGGGTTGGGCTAACCTCAACATCAATGCTGAAAAAGTTGGACCAGCGCTTCGTCGCTTGTCCGAAACCGATTCAGAGTTAGCAAAGAGCGTTGAAGAAATTCTTTCTTCCGTAAATGCTCAGGCTGAATCAGCATCTATTTTTGCGGAAATCGGCAAATCCGCGGACTTCAAATCAGGCAATGCTTACGAGCGTATGACTACTCTCGCTAAGTCTGCTGTTGAAGAGGGTGTAGCAAAGTCATTCGCGCAAGCAATGGCTGATATTGCTACAAAAAACCCTGACCTTTACAGCCAATACCTATCCGAGAAAGGTGCCTAAAACATGGCATACGAAATCTCTAATTACTCGGTAAAGGTCACCCTCGTCGCAGGTGCCGACCTTTCCAGTAAGCAATACACATTCGTCAAGTTGGATTCATCAGGTCAAGCAGTCGCCGCGGCGGCCGCAACCGATATTCCAATCGGCGTACTACAAAATGCTCCAACTTCAGGACAAGAAGCAGAAGTGCTTGTTGTCGGTGGAACAAAGATTGTCGCTGGAGCGGCAATCGGCGAAGGCGCACTTGTTGGCACATCTTCAGTAGGTAAGGCAGTTGCCTTAGTTGCTGGTACAGATACCACTAAGTATGTTGTTGGAACTCTTCTGACCGAATCTGCGGCAGATGGAAACATCGTCACCGCCGTAATTAACTGCGCTAATCCAGGCAGAGCGGCATAAGGGGGAAAAATAAATGCCACAGCCAAACATTAACTCCGTCCATGTGGACGCAATTCTTACAAACATCTCGGTTGCTTATTTACAGAACCAAGATAACTTTATCGCTGACAAGGTATTCCCAGTAATTCCTGTCGATAAGAAGAGCGATAAATACTTTACTTACACCAAGAACGATTGGTTCCGCGATGAGGCTCAACGCCGTGCGCCTGGAACTGAATCTGCTGGTGGAGGTTACAATCTTTCAACAGGAACATATTCAGCAGATGTGTGGGCTTTCCACAAAGATGTTGATGACCAAACTGTTGCTAACGCAGACGCTCCTCTAAACCCTCTTCGTGAGGCAACAGAGTTCGTTACTCGCCGTTTGATGCTTCGTCGTGAACTACAATGGGTATCCGATTTCTTCGGAACTGGTGTATGGGCTGACGATGTAACTGGCGTTGCTGGCGCTCCATCTTCAGGAGAAGCAAAGCAATGGTCTGATTACACTTCTTCTGACCCAATTTCAGATATTGAAAATGGTAAGGCAGAAATCCTAGGAAACACAGGAATGGAAGCGAACACTTTGGTTCTTGGATACGATGTATTCAAGTCACTAAAGAATCACCCTGACCTTGTAGACCGCATCAAGTACACATCTTCACAGACAATCACAACCGATATGTTGGCCGCAATGTTCGACATTCCTCGCGTTATGGTTGCTAAGGCAGTCAAGGCAACAAACAATGAAGGCGCAACTGAAGCCTACGGCTTCGCTCATGGTAAGAAGGCTCTTCTTTGCCATGTTGCTCCTCAGCCTGGGCTACTTACCCCTTCCGCTGGATACACATTCGCATGGACTGGCGTATCAGGTGGACTTGGCGCAACAATCGGAACATCACAGTTCCGTATGGAATCCATTAAGTCAGACCGTGTTGAAGCAGAAATGGCTTTTGATAACAAAGTCATCTCTTCTGACCTCGGCTACTTTTGGAATTCAATCGTCGCTTAATTAGTTAAACGAAGGGGGTGGGACTTTTGACGGTCTCACTCCTTTCCTTTATTTAGGAGAAAAAAATGGCATTAGTAAACAGACTTTCCAAGGGTGAAGTAGCAGTAGGCGCTCTACAAGTTGGCGACAACGATATGGTTTACGGTATCGAATTTGGTACAGTAGCAATCGACCCTGCTTCACTTGGCGCAACAACCCGTGGCGGAACAACTTTCACATTAACAGGTGCGGCTACAACCGACATCATTATCGTGAATCCACCGTCAGACTTGAACGATGATTTAATTTTTGCTGGAGCGGCTGTCACAGCGGCGGATACAGTAACAATTTATCTTTACAACCCAACCGCAGGTTCAATCGACCAAGCATCAGCAACATTCTCATACTGCTGGATTGATACGACTGCGTAAAATGAAAGCACAAATTCTTAAATCAATGATTGTTGATGGTCGCAAACTTGTGGCTGGAGACATCGTAGAAGTCAAGGGCTGGCGTCATGCTAAGTCTTTGGCTAATAATCGCTACATCAAATTGATTGAAGAAGATGTAGTTGAAGAAAAAGTAGCAGAGGCTCCAAAGCCAAAGGCTACAAAGAAAACAAAAGAAGTCGCTGAATAGTGCGAAGGGCGATTCGCTAAAATGGGTCGCCCTTTCTTTTCTTAGGAGTTTATATGGCAGTATCACACGCAAGAGTTTCAGTTGGAACAACCGCTACTAAACTTACATCTGATGCGGACGGACGCGACGGACAGACAATTAGCATCCAAGTTCCCTCAGCAGGAGCAACTGTTTACCTAGGTGGCGCAGGAGTTACCACGACAAGTTATGGATATGAGTTGTTAGGCGGAACAAGTTTCTCCGTTGAACTACAACAGGGGGAACAAGTTTTTGGTGTTGTAGCATCCAGCACACAGACTGTGAATGTATTCAGACAAGGCGCCTAAAAAATGGCTTTGCCAGCATCGCTTTCGACTTGTACCGTTGTTGGGACTTATGTAGATTTGAGCG